GTATGATGGATTACTATAAAGGAATTGTATAATGGATTACGCAGCTAAATATTATAAAAATGCAAGTGCTTCTAATAAAAAGAAGTTTAATGAATTAGTAAGTGATTTAAGAGTGGATATGTCTTTAGAATCTGCTGTTAGTGAAGGATTAAGACAAATGCAACAACAAACTAAAAGCACAGCTGGTGGAGGTATTTCTAAAAACTCTACAGGTGGTTTTATAAACATGAAAGATTATTATAAAGGAATGTTATAATGGCTAGCTCAGGAACTACATCATTTAATTTAAATATAGATGAGATTATAGATGAAGCATATGAAAGATGTGGTTTATCTACAGACTCAGGTTATGATTTAAAAAGAGCTAGAAGAAATTTAAATTTATTGTTATCTGAATGGGGTAACAGAGGATTACATTTATGGAAGGTAAAAAATTATGAACAAGTATTAACATCTGGAACAGAACAATATGCAACTCCAAGTGATTGTAGTGATGTATTAGAAGCTTACATATCTACAGGAGCTGGCACGGGGCCGTCGATAACGGATGTATCTTTAACTAAAACAGATAGATCTAACTATGCAGCTTTACCTAATAAAGGTGCCACAGGACAACCATCACAATACTATGTGGATAGACAACTTACTCCACAAATATATTTATATCAAACACCTGATGCCTCTACTTACACATATTTAAAATATTATTACATTGGTAGAATTGAAGATGCTGGAGGATATACAAATACTCCTGATGCACCTTATAGATTTTTACCTTGTATGGTAGCAGGTCTAGCTTATTATCTATCTTTTTTAAAAGCTGCAGATAGAACACAAATGTTAAAATTAGCTTACGAAGATGAAATGAAAAGAGCTTTAGATGAAGATGGTTCTAGAACTTCTCTATATATTTCACCACAAACTTACTTTGGAGATGGAGTATAATGGCATACGCAACAGGTAAAAAATCATATGCTATATCTGATCGTTCTGGAATGGCTTTTCCATATCAAGAAATGGTTAGAGAATGGACAGGTGCCTTAGTACATATATCTGAATTTGAGCCTAAACATCCACAAATAAGAAGAAAAACAGTTAAGGCAGATGCGATTGCATTAAGAAATGCAAGACCTCAAGATTTTAATTTAACCTCTGGAGGATCTAGATTTACTACGACTGATTTATCTTTACCTGGAGAATTTGCTTTTGATTCTTCTGGAATGCAACCTGATAATGCTGCAGAACAAAATAGAAAAAGACAGCTTATTGCAAGACTTGGTACAACAACAGTGGAGATATCGTAATGGCTATAACACATGCAGATTTTTTAACACAAGTTAGAAATTATACAGAAGTAGATTCTAATGTATTAACTGATTCTATTATTGATAAATTTGTTAGAGCTACAGAGCTTAATGTTGCAGGTCAAGTAGACTATGATGATTTAAGAAAATATTCTACATCTACTTTTACATCTGGAAACAGATATGTCAGTTTACCTGCTGATTGTATGATTATTAGATCAGTACAAATGATAAATGGTTCTGACAGAACTTTTCTTGAGAGAAGAGATACAAGTTTTATATCTGAATATAATAGTGGAGGTACTACAGGTGAGCCTAAGTTTTATGCTAATTGGGATGATTTCAATATATTAGTAGCACCTACACCAGATTCAGCTTACACTATTCAAATCAACTTCATTAAAGACCCACCACATTTTGATAGTTCAACAAATACATATTTGTCAACTTATCAAGAGACAATGTTACTACATGGTGTTTTAACTGAAGCTTTTTCTTATCTTAAAGGTCCTCAAGATCTTTACACACTTTATAAAAGCAAGTATGATGAAGAAGTACAAGCTTTTGCTCTACAACAAATGGGTAGAAGAAGACGAGGAGAATATGATAGTGGTGTACCTAGAATAAAGGTTCCATCACCATCACCATAAAATTAAAAGGAGAAAATTATGGCTATTACAACTAATGCAATTTGCAATTCATTCAAAAAACAATTGATGGGTGGCGAGCATGATTTTGATAGTGCTGCAGATACATTTAAATTAGCAATGTATACTTCTGCTGCAGCTATTGGAGCATCAACTCAAAACTATTCAGCAACTTCTGAAGTATCTTCACCAGCAGGTTATACTGCAGGTGGTAAAGCTTTAGTTAATCAAGGTGTTAAAGTATCATCTGGTGTCGCTATTACTAGCTTCGCTGACTTATCTTTCACTGGAGTTACACTAACAGCTAGAGGTGCTTTAATTTACAATTCAACAACTGACGGTGGTACAGGTACTACTGAAGCAGTTGCTGTATTAGACTTTGGAAGTGACAAGACTGCAACATCTGGAACATTTACAATCCAGTTCCCTGCATTCACAACTTCTGCTGCGATTTTAAGAATTGCGTAATTAAGGAACTAAAATGATATGGCTACTTGGGGACAACAAACATGGGGTTTCGAGAACTGGGGTACACTCGGTGATCAAGCTTTCTCCCTAAGTAGCACAAATCTTTCTGCCTCTTTTTCTGTAGGCACACCCGTAATAGATGCAGAACTTCAAGTAGGTTGGGGTGGAGATACTTGGGGTGAAAATGTTTGGGGTGAATTATCTGGAGCATTCGCATATCCAACAGGAATTCAAGCTACACTCTCAATCGGATCAGTCACAACAACAGCTAACGCTAATGTTGATGTAACTGGAATTTCTTTAACTGCAACTAATCCAGGAGCCGTTGGTGGTACTTCTGTAGTTGTTATACCTACAGGTCAGCAAATGACTTTAGGTATCGGAGAAGAAGTAATCAACATTGGTGTTCCAGTCACAGGTTCACAAATTACAACTTCTGCAGGTCAAGCAACTATTGATCCTACATATTTAATTGGTGCTGGATGGGGTAGAGATACTTTTGGAAACTTAGGTTGGGGTGTCAATTATTCTGTAATACCTGCTGAAGGAACTGGTATTGAATTAACATCATCTATCGGAGAAGAGATTGCAATTACTGATGTTGAGGTAACTGTTACTGCACCAGATGCATTACAAATCACATACGCAAATCCATCATTCTCAATTCAAATTGACCAAGATATTTTTGTACTAGCATCAGAAGATCAATTAGACGCTACAGCAGGAACAGTAGCAGATGTTACTGGTACAGCTACAGTAGATGTAACAGGTATTGAACTAACGGGTAATGTAGGTCAAGTAGTCGGTGGCACAAGACAAGATGTTCCAGTATCTGGAATAGAGGCTACTTTAACTCTTGGAAACTTTACTTTAGTACAGTCTACAAACGAGCCTGTCACTGGATTACAGTTAACATCTAGTGTAGGAGAAGCTCAAGAAATACCTGATCAAATAGTAGGTGTTTCAGGCATAGAATTATCAAGTAGTATAGGTTCTGTAACAATAGTGGGTACTGCTGTTGTGGATGTTACGGGCATAGAGTTGACTTCTACGGCGGGTAGCCTTAATATAACTTCGTGGAATGAGATTGACCCTGGAGTTAATAATGTTTGGACAGAGGTTGATTTAGCTGCATGATTAAGGTAAAATTATAATTATTTAGGAGACAAAATTTATGGCATCTAGTTATTCAACAGATCTAAAACTCGAACTAATGGTAACCGGTGAAAATGCTGGTACATGGGGTATTAATACAAATAACAACTTAAACTTAATTCAACAAGCAATCGCTGGATACGAATCAGTAACTTTAACTGACGCAGCTACTACTGCTCTTGCAATGACTGATAAGACTTTATCAAATGCAAGAAACATGGTTATAAAATTTGCTACTATTACTTTAACAGGTGCAACTACTGTAACTATTCCTGATGGAATAGAAAAATTTTATATTTTTGATTGTTCAGCAATTACAGCTCCAACTAACTTAACTATTAAAACAGCTTCTGGAACTGGATTTACAATCGATGCTGCTAAAATTTATGCAGCTTATTCTGATGGAACAAATTTAAATGAAGTATCTCTAGATACTTTAGGTGGAAGTATTGGAAGTGCACAAATTGATGATGCTTCTATTTCTACTGCAAAAATTTCTGACAACGCAGTAACTACTGCAAAAATTTCAAATGCAAATGTTACTGAAGCCAAAATTGCTGACAACGCAATTACTACGGCTAAGATTAGTGCATTACAAGTTACTACAGCAAAAATCGCTGATGACGCAGTCACATCTGATAAACTTTCAAACACTACAGTAACTGCGGGTTCTTACACACTTGCATCTATTACTGTTGATGCGCAGGGAAGATTAACTGCTGCTTCAACTGGTGAAGCTGGAGGAGCAAACATGGTACTTACTAGATCAGAAAAAGGACCTAGTAGTGGAACTCACACAGCACAACCAGCTGCTACAAAAATTTTAGCTTATTGTTTAGGAGGTGCCGGAAAAGGTGGACGGGGCGCTTATAACTCTCCAGGATCTGGCGGTCAAGGATCTCCATCTGGTGGAGGAGCTTTTTTAATTCCAGTAACACAACCTTTTGCTGAACCTTATTCTATAGGCGGACAGTCAGGCAGTACAAACCTTTCAGCTAACGCAACTGGTGGAACTGGAAATCAAGGACAAGACGTAACTCCTCCTGGAGGACCTCCAGGTACTGCAGGGAATAAAAACGCTTCATCAGGAAGTAGTTTAATTTTAGATTATGCACCAGGTGCTTTCGGTGATGGCTTTTTAAACACTTTAACTGGATCAATTCCAGGAGTAGGGGCCGGTGGTTCAGGTGGTGGCCCACAAACCGGTAACCCTAACTTTCCAGGACAGCCTGGACAACCGGGTGCTTTAATAGTTTATGAAGATTTAGGAGCATAGTATGGCTAAGATATTATTAGATAACGGAAATTTTTATGCAATATCAAAAACTGATGTGGATGCAGCAGATGCAAATATTGCTGATCATGTAAAAACTGAAATAAATATTTCAGATGCTGATTTTAATAATTATGTTACAAATCAAACAGAAGTAAGTATCAGTGGATCTAATGCAACTTTTACTAATTTAGAATCAGAATTAACATCACCTGATGCAGCGGGTTTACAACAAAAGTTTGATGTGTTTACTAGTAATGCGAATAATTATTTAAAAAATAATAGTTCAAAACAATTTGGTATTAAATTAAAAACTTATGTAGATTATCTTGCAACGGTTGATAAAGATTCTCTTACTTATCCTATCAATTGGGAAAAATATTGTTCTGATAATTCTATTGATTTTATACACATAGACGAAATCCTTTAATTATACTTGATTTTAAAAGTTGTTGGTAGTAATACTACTTTATGTTTGAAAAAGAAATTGAGTTTATTGCTCCAAAATCGTATCTTGATTTAAAACAAGATTATCCAAAACCTATTAAGTTAAATATACCAGAATGGTATAAAAACCTTTCTCATACTATTGAAAATAGAACTATAAAAGGGTGTATACCTGTATTAGATAGTTTAACTTATGGTTATTTATTATCCATGCCTGTAGATATTGCTATAAAACATAATTTTACAAATAAAGATAAAGATGGTAAAGAATTTAAAGATACTTTTTATGGATGCCCCATTGGTAAAAATTTATTAGAAAGTGGTATAAATATAAATGACGGAACTCAATTATCTAATCATCCTCCTTATCAATTAAAAGGTTCTCCTCATGTTGAAAAAAATAAAAATTTGCCTTTTTACAAAATATCGAATCCTTGGACTATTAAAACGCCTCCTGGGTATTCTTGTTTATTTGTACCTCCTTTAAATAATACAGATGATAGATTTAGTATTATGCCTGCAATAGTAGACACAGATACTTTTCATAAAGAAGTAAATTTTCCAATTGTTATAAATGGAGATAAGTATCCTAATTTAAATACAGTCCTTAAAAAAGGAACACCTTATGTACAAGT